CTCTTCAATCCATTCATCTATTGCTTGGTTGAATAAGTCTGATGCCATATCTAAGTCATTCTCATCTACGACATAAGCATGTTTAATTGGTACGTTGTTCATATCTTTAACTTGTATTGATATGCCCATATGACCTTTTAAAATGAATAGCTTAAAATCGAATCCGTTAACATGAATATTTTTGCGTATGATTTCGCCTATTTCGTAATACATCTTGACTTCCTCCGTTTTTCATTTTATATTTAACTTGAAATTTTTCTTAAGTGCTTGATACTGTTACTTGTTGGCGCAAGTAGCAGTTTTTTTATTCTTCATAAAAGTATTCTTTATAAAATATGAATGTTGCGATACTTGCGAATCCCGCAATTGACCATGCTGTAGTGAAGTACAGCAATGGCATAAGCACAATCGCTAAGACTGTGAAGCATAGTACTGCTACTAGGTAGCTTTTATAAATGTTACTCATTTTCTTTTTTCTCCTCTTTGGTTGTTTCATCGTTTATCAAACCTTGCATTTCCATTAATTTTTGAGGTATACCAGCTTTTAACTGGATTTCGTATAACATTTGTTGAATGTGTGGTGGCACTTCTACCATTCCTTTCGTGTATAATTTAGTTATCTCCTAGTGAAAGGAGGTGATAAGTATGGAATTTAATGATTTTCAAAATTTCTTTGGTGAACTTAGTAATCAAGCCGAAAAAGAATTCGGTGGTGACAGTGACTTTTTTAGAGATAGAATAAATAAGTTGAAAGAAGATGCTCCTGAAAACGTATCTTACGAAATTATTTATTCAATAGCTTTATACGAAAGCTTAAAAGCTCAACAAGATATGAAAATTTTGAATACAGTTAAATATCTTTTAAATCGTGACTAGCAATATCCAACAATGATTTGCTCTGAGCATTATTAATTTTTGGATAATCAAAATTTCTAAGTTTAAATCTTGTGTTTTTCTCAATCTTCCAAACCTTCCAAGTCGCAACTGCCATTGTGATGAGGAAGGTTGTTTTGTATAGTGTGTTCATTTGTTTATGCTCCTTTCGTGTATAATGTTGTTATCAACCTAAGGAGGTGATATTGGTGTATATTGATCCTTTAAAAAATGTTCGTTTATCTATTAATAACGCAATTAATAATGTTGAAATTTCTAGAAGCATGGCAATTAAACAGTCTTTAAAACTTAAGTACCAATTAGATATAATTAATAAAAATAACTTAAATTTATTTTCTAACTTCAAAGTAGACTTTCATCTAAACAACTTAATTGAAATGAATTTTAATTTGCGTAATTCTTTTTCTTCTCTAACATTTCAAAGAAATTTATTTTCTGAAGATGCGATAAAATCTTTTAAGGAACTCTATAGGTTTGATGATGAGATAGTGCTTCAAGCACAACAGACCATTAGAGATTTTTATATCAATCCAACTGCTATCTCTACTTTGGCTGAAGCCATCAATTCGACCTATCCAATAAATGAGCAAGGTACCTATAAAAGAAACGATAAATTTGTCAATCGTATCAAAAATGATTTTCCACATCCTTTCAAACAGTTAATAAGATGGTCTAATGGCATTGCGGCGGGTGCTGACATTCAAATCTTTGTAACAAACTATATAAACGAGAACGATTTACATATTCAAAATTCATTGATAGTTGCTATAGTTTGTTTATTAAGTTTTTTATCGACCTATTGTTCACATTCTAAAAAGTAATAATAAGGTCTAATTTAGTTAACCTTCTTTAACAACTCTGCAACTGCTCGCAACAGTTCAGGGTTGTTGTTTCTTTCTAAACAGTAACTAGCATGCTTTAGTAATTTGAGTTTTAATTTATTTCTTTCTTTCGCAATTCTAAATTTTTGTAACATTTGTTGTTCCTCCTATTAAGATGTTTGTTCGATTGTTGGCAGATTATGGTTATTAATCCTCTGGTTCAGGCACTAAATCAAAGTGTTTTTCAATCTCTTGCGCCGCCCATTTCATAACCTCTTCTAAGTGTTGTTCTCTACTGACTTCTATAGTTTCGATTTTGCCTGCTTCTTCGATCGTGTGTGTATATGTTTCTGACGTATTGCTAATCTCCATATTCAAAATGTAATGAATGTATGCGAGTAATTCTCTTTGTTCTTGTTCCATCTCTGATTCTCCTTTAAATTTCAAACTGGCTAATATCTACACCGTATTTAATTGCCATACTCTTAATCACTGAAATGTAAATCTCAATCAATCTAGGTTCATCCGTAATCACATCTAATTTTGACAACTTGTTAATCTGTGTCTTCGTCGCACCATTCGCTAGCATTTTGCCTTTGCGATTCTGCATACGGATTTTTAAATTACAACGTCCTTTTTCTTCTAATACTTTGTAAGCTTCAGACTTAACTTTTTGGTGCATAGCTCCGCCACCTAAATGTTGCGCAATCGCAGATAACATTTTGTTTGTATCATTGCGCCAGTTTTTTGTTTCGATACCGACAATGTGACGAATACCTGTGATTTCTTGTTGCATTTGTTGGTTAAACTGTTCTTGGTCTTTTTGCGCTTTGAACATCATCTCTAATGCTTGCATTGGTGTTTGTGGTACATAAAGTTTTGCTTGTTGTTTAATGTGTTCATCCATTTTATGGAATGCGTCAACATAAGTTGCTGTGAACAAAATCCCTTTACTGCCTGTCATCTTGTTTGCTACTATGTCGCATCCTTTTTTGGTTAGTAGGTAGTGTTTAGTCTGACGATTATTTGCGCCTAAATAAGTTGATTCTATGAAGTAATCGTCAGGGCTCAACTTTGAGCTTTGCAAAATTACACTTCTATAATTTTCAACATCTCTAATTAAATTTTTATGTTCCTTGCCTACCATTTCCGCAACTTCTCTACTATCTACGTAATGTGTGTCGTTCTGTTCTATTATTTGTAATGCTTGCATAATGTTTATGCTCCTTTCGTGTATAATTTTGTTATCTCCTAATGGAAGGAGGTGGTATTATGAAAAACTACTATCATCTTTTGTCTTTCGATGATGATTTAGCTAATGAATCTGCTAATAACCTTCTCAAAGATGGTTGGGAGCTTGTTCACGTTGGGACAAAATTGACTCGGATTTTGGATAACGGACAAGCTTATTACAATACTGAATATGTTCTTGGTGGAACTAAGGAACAGTATGAAAAATACATTGCTGATTCTGAAAAAGCTGACAAGGATTTATTTAGCCAATTTCAACTTAGCGACGATGATTAGCTAAGTAATGTTGTTCTCTATCAATTAGGTAGAGAACTTCATTTATTTCAGCGTATGAAAGTTTAGTATTTTTAATTTCTGCGTTTAAGTTATCTTTTAATAACTTTTGCTCTTTGTTAAGTAAATTATTACCTGTTTCAATGCTATGAAGTTGCGGATTTACTACTCTTTTTATTTCTTGCATTTGTTGCGCCTCCTTATTATTCGAAATCTTCAATTGACAAGGTTTCAATTCGTTTTTGGTAACGATATAAATAAAAGTTCTTCAACATGTCATACATTCTGCTAGCTTCATCGTATTCACTCTCTTTTAAATCAGAATTAAGCGTTACACCAAAAGCTGATAATGTAAGTTTTCTAATGTGGTCATGAATTTCACTAGCGTATGCTTTGTAATTTTCATAACATCCTATTCCGTGTTGATATTTCTTTAAAGATAATGGATGTCCTAAGCCGAGATTGTCAGCACCTCTTAAACGTTCTGTATAAGCAAACTTTTTATTAATTTCATCAAAATCCTTATGACTGATTCTTACTTTATTGAAAATTGCACCTGAACTGATTGGTTTCTTGCCATTTATAGCTTCTCTAACTTCTTTCGCTATAATTTCCTTCAACTCTTCTTTGGTTAATGTGATTTGTTCCATGATGTCCTCCACTTTCTAGTTCATCAAACGTGAACTTTTTCTTTAAAAAAATATAAATGTATTTTTTCTACCGGTATACCTAGCAATTGTATAGCTTTCCATATTTCGCTATCTTTCCACCCAACTTTTCCGTTGAGTTTTAAGGATAAGCTTCTCTCGGACAACTTCATAGCAATAGCGAAATTGTACTGAGTGCCATACTTTTCAACTATCTTACCACTCAAACGCGAGTAGTCGTAACACATAAAAAACACCTCCTTTGAAGTTCATGTATCGTGAACTTAACTATACTTTACACCTTGTTTTGAATTAAGTCAACACAAAAATTCATGTTTTATGAACTTTTTTATTGAATTTTTGTTCAACAAGGTTTATTATAAAGTTATCAAACGGAGGTGCACTAAATGAGAGAAAAAGTTTCAAACAGACTAAAACACATCATGAAAATAAGAAATTTAAAACAAGTAGATATCATTAATAAATCGAAACCTTATCAAAAGCAACTAGGTATATCTTTAAGTAAAAGTACTTTGTCTCAATATATTAACGATGTACAATCTCCTGACCAAGATAGAATTTACCTACTTTCTAAAACTTTAAATGTCGGTGAAGCTTGGCTTATGGGATATGATGTAAATTCTTATCGCGTACCCGATGAAGAACGCCAAGAGGAAACTGTGATGTCAAAAATTAATAACATATCATCTCAGCTCACGCCTCCAAGACAAAGCAATGTACTCAACTACGCGAATAGTCAGTTAGATGAACAAAATAAAGTCACTTCTATAGATGAATATAAAGAATCTAAGTTAGTGTCGTATATTGCGTGTGGCGCAACTGGTGCTGGTATCGGAGAAGAATTGTACGATGATATATTACACGAAGAAGTATTTTTCAAAGAAGATGAAGCGCCATCAAATGCTGATTTTTGCATTTTAATTAACGGCGATTCAATGGAACCTATGTTAAAACAAGGAACATACGCTTTTATTAAGAAAGAAGATTCTATTAAAGATGGTACAATTGCACTCGTTGTATTAGATGGAGTAAGTCTTATCAAGCGTGTAGATATATGCGAAGACTATATTAATTTGGTATCTCTAAATCCGAAGTATGATGATATCAAAGTCGCTTCGTTTAGTAATATTAAAGTAATGGGCAAAGTTGTATTGTGATTAATAACGCCTATGTGGCGCGAGGAGGATGAGGGATGGAAGAGAATAAAACTTTAAAAGAATACTTGCGTAAATTTTTAGAAGGCTACAAATATGTAGTTGAAAACAGATACAATTATCAGTTTAGTAGCAATCCAGAAGCTTTCCCATTCATGAGAAAAGACGATTACAAGATTTCGATATTTTATCTAAATCAATCTTTTTTTGAAGAACCTTGCATCGTCGTTATCTCAAATGACAGTAAATTAAAAGAAATATATAATTTTCGTAATACTGATATCAAACATTTGTCTAAACACTTTACTTCATACATATATGATTCTAAAAAGTATGTAGAAGAACAATCCGGATTATTAGATTTTAATAACTACATTTATTACACGTCTATTTACTACGGAAAATATATCGGGACTGTAATAATACAAAACAATTTAGATTTATTTTTTAATTATGGCAAACGATTAGCTAACGATCATTACAATACATTGATATCGAAGTCGAAAGAGAAATTGATAAACAAAGCACATGATGAAATACAACCGTTCAACCACTTAGATTTAAATAGCATGAAAAAGATTGTTGATGATATAACTTTTTCTTATCAAATAGAACAAGGATTACAAGCTTATAAAAGGGAGTTGTATTTGCCAGCTGCAGCAACCTTTGCTGTTGCTATAGAGACGTTTTTAATCAAATTAAAAAAAGTGAATAAAATCAAACATAAAGACACCGATTCAACTATGTACACCAAATTATTAGGAGAATTAACTAAAGAGGGTAAAGTGAATTATAGAACCAAAAAACGGGTAGAAATTGCTTATAGTATGAGAAATATAATCAACCATTCACAAGCCGGTGCAGTAGCCAAAGGTGATTGCGACTTCCTTTTAAACACACTAAAGGACATCGTTGATGAAAACGAAAGAATATTAACCGAATACAGTAAATCAATTAATAAGACGGAATAAATAGATATCCTTGTATTCGGACTCTATTTTTAACATAATTTGTTCATAAATTTTTAATTTAAGTTCTTGTTCATCGTCATAAATATCAAATTCACTACTATAATTTTCAACTGATTCTTTTATATAAGCTATTTCTGCGTCAGTAAATTTTACACACATTTCATCACCTACTTTTTATTTTATTATATCACATTTAGTAGCTAGTACTAAAATCACGGGTAGCCCGCCTACCCTTATTATTTTTTGCCAATTTTGAGGAGGGAGCACATGAAAGTAGCAATTTATACTAGAGTGAGTACACTTGAACAAAAAGAAAAAGGACACTCTATCGAAGAACAAGAAAGAAAATTAAGAGCTTACAGCGACATAAACGACTGGAAAATTCATAAAGTATATACTGACGCTGGATACTCCGGAGCTAAAAAAGACAGACCCGCTTTACAAGAAATGTTGAATGAAATAGATAATTTTGATTTGGTTTTAGTCTATAAACTAGATCGATTAACTCGAAGTGTTAAAGACTTACTAGAGATACTAGAATTGTTTGAGAATAAAAACGTGTTGTTTAGGAGCGCAACAGAAGTATATGACACAACTTCTGCTATGGGACGTTTGTTCGTAACATTAGTAGGTGCTATGGCAGAGTGGGAGCGTACTACAATTCAAGAGCGTACTGCAATGGGTCGACGCGCATCAGCTAGAAAAGGGTTAGCTAAAACTGTCCCTCCTTTCTATTACGACAGAGTAAACGATAAATTTGTGCCTAATGAATATAAAAAAGTATTACGATTTGCAGTAGAAGAAGCGAAAAAAGGTACTAGTTTAAGAGAAATAACTATAAAATTGAACAACTCTAAATACAAAGCACCCTTAGGTAAAAACTGGCACAGATCAGTTATAGGCAATGCTCTAACGAGTCCGGTAGCTAGAGGTCATCTTGTTTTCGGTGACATATTCGTCGAAAACACCCACGAAGCTATTATAAGTGAAGAAGAATACGAAGAAATAAAATTAAGGATAAGTGAAAAAACTAACTCTACAATCGTAAAACATAACGCTATTTTCAGAAGTAAACTATTATGTCCAAACTGTAACCAGAAATTGACTTTAAACACAGTCAAGCATACGCCTAAAAATAAAGAAGTTTGGTATTCTAAACTATACTTTTGTTCTAACTGCAAAAATACTAAAAATAAAAATGCATGTAACATCGACGAAGGCGAGGTTTTAAAACAATTTTACAATTATCTAAAACAATTTGATTTAACATCATATAAAATCGAAAACCAACCTAAAGAAATAGAAGATGTCGGCATCGATATTGAAAAGTTGCGAAAAGAACGCGCTAGATGTCAAACACTTTTTATAGAAGGTATGATGGATAAGTATGAAGCTTTTCCAATAATAAGTCGTATTGACAAAGAAATACATGAGTATGAAAAGCGCAAGGATAATGATAAGGGTAAGACTTTTAACTATGAGAAGATTAAAAATTTCAAGTATTCATTGCTAAACGGCTGGGAATTAATGGAAGATGAGTTAAAAACTGAATTCATAAAGATGGCAATCAAAAACATTCATTTTGAATATGTAAAAGGAATTAAAGGGAAGCGCCAGAACTCATTGAAGATTACGGGTATAGAGTTTTATTAATTGGAACTTCGGAATAACTA